CGCCAAGAAAAAGATTATCTGCTAGTTACGGCTGCTACCTTAAAAGAGGTATCTCTAGTAGAGAGCGCTGCATTTCCAAGCGCTGCCGTGTTAAAAATTGCTGCACAAGAAAACGCAGTAAATGAAAACCAACCAACAGAAACGAAAGGTGAAACCGTGGACAAAACCCCGGACGAAGTAGCATCAGAGGCAACATTTTTGCCAGACGGTGCAACAGTAACGCTAAAAAGCGTTAGCTATGAAAAAGATGATGCCGAGGGTGAAACTACACCGGTAGAAGCCGCGCGCAGAATTATTAAGCCAAGTGCATTGAACTCACAGAGAGTACGCACACCTATTGTAAATATGGCAACATACACAGAGCATAAAATTAAGGCTGCTCTAGGTAATGACCAAAGCAAGCTATATGTAACCGCGGCAGATGATAGCTTTACTACAAACCCTGCATTTAAGCCAGAGCAGTATTTATCTGAGTTTGTAACTAACACCCGCTTTGTGAGAAGCGCGGTTGAGGCTTGCAGCCGTGGCGTTTTGCCTGCTAGCGGTATGACCATAAACGTACCCTCATTGGTTACGTCAGACGGCGGCGGTACAGGTGTAGCACCTGTAGTAACCGTAGAAGCTGAAGCCGGAGCTGTACAAAATACAGGTATGGAAACAGCTTATCTAACTGCCAACGTATCTAAGTACAGCGGTATGAACACTATTAGCGTAGAACTTTTAGAGCGCTCAGACCCTAATTTCTTTGCAGAATTAACAGCGCAACTACAAAACGCGTATTTAACTGCAACAGATACGGCAGTAGTAGCGGCTCTAACAGCCGGTGGACAGCAAGCTAACCCACAAGCTGCAACAAGTGCCGGCATTATTGCTTACACAGCTGAACAAACCGCTGCCGCCTATAAAGGTACTGGCTACTTTGCACAAAATTATCTAGCTAACGCCTCACAATGGTCTTTGCTAATGGGTGCAACTGATAACACAGGCCGCCCAATTTATAACGCTATCCAGCCAATGAACGCAGGCGGCGACGTTAGACCAACCTCAATTAGAGGTAACGTATTAGGTCTAGACCTATATGTAGATAAAAATATGGTATCTGGCGTTATTGATGAGTCAGCGTTTATTATCGTGCCAGAGGCAGTAACCGTTTATGAAAGCCCACAGGCTTATATGTCTGTAAACGTCGTATCAAATCTACAGGTACAAGTAGCTATCTATGGCTTTATGGCCACGCTAGTTAAAATGCCTGCCGGTATCCGCCGTTTTAACTTAACATAATAAATAACTAATAGTCTGGCAGGGCCTTAGCCCTTTGGCTCTGCCAGACCTACAAAGAAAGGTACAAATATGCCGGCTACTTATGTTACCGCCGCTACGTTAAAAGCGTCTTTAGGTGTTGGCACTTTGTACGACTCTTACACTTGGATAGAGGACACCTGCCAAGCTGCCCAAGATTTAATTAACGGGTTTTTATGGTTTGACTCTGCCCCGGTAGTGGGAACTGCATTAGTAGACAATGTAGCTACCGTGATGATAGCCAACCCCGGCCTGTTTACTACTGGGCAATCCGTTACCGTAACCGGGGCTGGCGCTACTTTTAACGGCACTTATACGATTACTGGCACAGTACCGTTTAGCGCGGGTACTACTAATTTACTGCCAGCTTTTAATTTTCAACTAAATTATTACCAATACCCACAGGGTTATAGTTTTATACAATATGCAAAAACGGCAGCTGACCAAAACTTTAGGCGCGTAGTACCTAGCGGCACTATGACCGGTGATGATACAAAGACGGCTACCTACGCTAATACACCTGCTATAAACGCAGCTGCACTTATGTTAGCTGAGAATATTTGGACTAGCCGTTTCAGCACACAAAACGGCGGCGTAAGCGTAGACGGTTACAGCCCTAGCCCTTTTAAGATGTCTAATACTTTAATGGCATCTATACGCGGTTTGTTAGCACCGTACTTATCGCCTAACGCTATGGTGGGATAATGCCAGCCGCCATAACTACACTACGCAGCACTATAGCCGCTGCCTTAGCTAATAATGCTGTTTGGAGTACGTTTAGCTACCCGCCTAGTACCATAGTAGCTAACAGCGTAGTGGTAGCCCCGGCTGACCCTTATTTAACACCTAGCAATAATGCACAAGCAACGATAGCGCCGCTAGCTAATTTCAAAATAATTATGACCGTGCCAATGTTTTCTAATGAAGGCAACCTACAAGGCATAGAAGATACGATAGTAGCGGTGTTTAATAAATTAGCTGCTAGCTCTATCGTTTTTAATGTTACCGCTGTAACTGCACCTAACGTTTTAACGTTACCAAGCGGCGACTTGCTTACAAGCGATTTACAAATATCCGTACTAACGAGCTGGAGCTAAAAAATGGCACTAACAGAGGCAGATAAAGCGTTTCTAATCAAGATAGGGCAAGAATTGCCTAAAGAGGTTAAAGAAACAAAAAAGAAAGAAACACCAACAGAAACACCGACACAAGAAACAGAGGCATAACAAATGGCAATTTTTCTATCTAATGATGTAGTAGTTAGCCTAAATAGCGTGGACTTATCAGACCACGTTACTAGCGCGACTATAAACCGCGTATTTGATGAGCTTGAAGTTACAGCTATGGGCGATACAGCTCATAAGTTTGTAAAAGGTTTGGAAGCTAGCACCATTACGCTTGATTTTCTAAATGATACTGCCGCCGGTGAGGTATTAGCTACTCTGCAAGCTGCGTGGGGTACTACTGTAGCGCTTACTCTAAAACAAACTGACGCTGCTACAAGTGCTACTAACCCGCTGTATAGCACCACCGTTTTGGTAAATAATACAACCGATATTAACGGTGCTGTAGGCGATATTTCCACACAAAGCATTACATTTACTTGCAATTCACCTATAGTAATTACTACAAGCTGATAACTAGACAAAGGGGCACACAATGGCAAAACTAAAAATAACAAGGGCAGACGGTAGCGTAACCGAGCATAAGATTACGCCCCGTATTGAGTATGCCTTTGAGCTGTATGCAAAAAAAGGTTTTCATAAAGCCTTTAGAGATGATGAAAAGCAAAGTGATGTTTACTGGCTTGCTTGGGAGTGTTTACGCACTAGCGGGGAAGTAGTAAAAAGTTTTGGGGCAGATTTTCTAGAAACCTTAGCTAAAGTTGAGGTACTAGATGATGACCCTTTGGAATAGTGGGGCGCGGTAGCTTTGGCTATCTAATCGCACAAATAGCGGTAGAAACCGGCATAGCGCCCCAATATTTATTAGACTTAGATGATGTGATGTTTAAGAATATATTAAAAGTTTTATCAGACAGAGCAAAGGCGGTGCAAGATGCCAACAGAGGTAGAAAACGCCCTAGAGCTTAGACTTGCACTAAAAAAGTTTACCCCGGATTTAGCCAAAGAAACTCAAAATGAAATGGCTAATGCGCTACGCCCTGTAGTAGCTAGAGCTAGGGGCTTTATACCCTCAGACGCAAAATTACTAAGCGGGTGGGTTAAAGGTGCGTCTAGCATAGACACAATTAAATATAGGGCATTTCCTAAGTTTAATAGTAGTGATGCTAAGCGCGGTTTAGGGTACAGAGTTACACCGTCTAGGCCTAATAAATCCGGTTTTGTATCTTTAGCTAGAATACAACAGGCTAACGCAGGCGGTGCAATATATGAAACCGCCGGGCGCTTAAACCCAAACGGTAGAAGGCAAGGCCCAATAGTAGACCGTTATCTAAATGGCGTTTATGACCAAACTACGCATACCGGTAAGCAATACTCAACTAGCCTAAACCCTAATGCCGGGCAACAATTTGTAGATAACCTTAATGCCGCAGGGCCTTTAGTAAATGCAAGGCCTAAAGGTATGCAAGGCAGACCAACCCGTAAACAAACAGGCCGCGCTATGTTTAGAGCTTATGCAGAGGACAACGGCGTAGCTTTAACAGCTTTAATAAAAGCTATAGAAAATGCCAAAGTAAAGTTTGAAGAAAAAATGGCTGCATAATGGCTACCGAATTACTAATAAATCTAGTTAGCCAATTTACCGGTAAGGGTTTTATAGAGGCTGAAAAAAGCGTAAATAAATTAGAAAAAAAGGTAAAAAGTTTAAGCAAAACTTTAGGCGTAAGCCTAGCTGCCGGCGCGGCATTAAAGTTTAGTAAAATCTATGTTAAAGCCTTTGCAGAGGACGAAAAAGCAACTTTACAATTAACTAAAGCTGTACAAAATCTAGGCATAGGTTTTGCTAGCCCGTCTATAAATAAGTATATAGAAAATCTAGAAAAAACAGCTGCTATATCTAGAACGGAACTTAGGCCTGCATTTCAAGATTTACTAACTACTACAGGGTCTTTAACTACAGCACAAGACCTATTAAATAAATCTATAATTATTAGCCGTGGCTCTGGCATAGCTTTAACCACAGTTACAGAGGACTTAACTAAGGCTTATTTAGGCAGCACTAAAGGTTTAGAAAAATACAAAACAGGGTTTACAGGGGCAGAATTAGCAGCTAAATCATTTTCAGAAAACTTAGAAATACTTTTAAGACTAAATCAAGGCGCGGCAGATGATTATTTTACTACTACAGCATTTAAGTTAGAGTTATTAGCTTTAGCAGGTGAGAGCGCTAAGATAACAATAGGTGAAGGTTTAGTAGAGGGTCTAGGTAATTTTGCTGGCAGCGGTGAGGCTAGTGATGCACAATTTGTAATAGATAATTTAGCTAAAGGTTTTGCGTTTTTATTAAAAACCTCTGGCGCTGTTTTAGGGTTTTTAGCCCGTATTCCGGAGTTTGGATTTAGGGCAGTAGGTCTAGGTGCAGTTTACGATAGACCAGAAACAGTAACTAGCACAGAAACAGAGTTTACAAAAAAGCAAAAAGAGATAATAGCTAAACTAGATGCAGCGGCAGCAAAACGCGCTAAGATATTAGCAGACCTTGCCAAAAAACAAGCTAATGCCGAGATATTAAAACGCAAAGAAAAAGAAAAACAAGCCAAACTAGACAAGGCTGCCCTAGCTTTAGGCAAAGGTGAAAATATATTTGACCTAGATAAAATACAGGTACAGGCAGCGTTACTAGCTAAGCAAGATGAAATAAACAGACTAGGCGTAAACGCTACAGACCAGCAAAAACTACAGCTAGCTAATGACCTAACACGACTATCTATTAAACAAACTATGGCACAGCTTGAAGATGCCATAGCCGCTAAAGATGTAGAGGCTGCTACACGCCTAGCCAAAAAACTTAACCTAGACCTAGCAATACTAGGCGCTCTGCAAGGTCAAGAGTTTAAGTTAAAAGATATAAACGATATTTTAGATAAGTTTAAGCCTAAAAACCTTATAGATTTACAAAATTTGAACGATGCCTTAGCTCTGTTAATGAAAATGGCAGGGCTAAAAATAAATCCATTATGCGCTCTACCGCCATTTCCAC